GGCAAATGTCATTGATTACCTGCGGGAAACTAGTGGATTATGGGGCCCATTTGCTATAGGTATTGGTGTTGCTGCCGCCGCATTCGGTTTGTGGCAGGTTGGGCTTGCGGCGTGGAATGGTGTAGCTGCCGCTACAGCACTGATAACCGGTACCTTAGAAGGTACATTCTGGGGTCTCACCGCCGCCGAATGGGCAGCTATCGCCCCGATTGCGGCAGTTGTTGCGGGTATTGCCCTACTTGTTGCGGGCTTCATTCTCGCCTACCAAAACATAGGGTGGTTTAAAGATTTTGTCGATACGGCGTTTCAAAACCTCCAGGTTGTCGCCGGTATCGTCTGGCAAGCTATCCTAGATGCGGTAAACGCATTCGTAATATGGTGGCAGACATACGCTCAACCCATCATAGACCAAGGCATCCAAGCTATACAGTTCGGCATGATGTGGCTGTGGCAGAACGTCATGATACCCGCATGGCAGGGTATACAGACCGTCATACAGTGGGCGTGGGAGAATATTATTCTGCCCATCTTCACCGCCATAAATGACATAGTTACGCATCTGCTCGCACCGGTCTTTATGTGGTTGTGGCAGACGATTATCACGCCGGTCTGGCAGGGTATTGTGAACGTCGTTACCTGGGCATGGACTACTATTTTACAGCCCATGTTCCAAGGCATTTGGGCATTCATCACTGATATTCTCGCACCCGTCTTTGTGTGGCTGTGGCAGAATATTATAACCCCGGCGTGGCAGGGTATTAGCGCGGTTATCGGCTTCGTGTGGAACAACATCGTAAAGCCGATATTCGATGCTATTGTTTGGGTACTGCAAAACATTGTAGGGCCTGTGTTTACGTGGCTCTGGAACGAAATTGTTTCACCTGCTTTCAACGGTATCCGTATCGTCATTGAGATTGCGTGGAATATTATTCGCGTAATTTTTGATGCTATATATCACGTTCTGAAAGATGTGCTAGGCCCCGCGTTTTCCTGGCTGTGGGATAACATCATTAAACCGGTGTTTAACTGGATCGGTGAGCACATCGGCAAGACAATGGGGTGGATAAAGGACAACGTCCTAAACCCGCTCGGCCATTGGTTGCAGAACGACTTCGCGAACGCATGGAGCAAGACCGTTGAAATAATCGGTCAAGCGTGGGATACGCTGAAAAAGGTTGTTGGTACACCAGTTAAGTGGGTTGTCGATACCGTTATCAACGGCGCGCTTATTGACGGGTACAACAAGCTAAACGACGTTTGGAGCGGTGCGGATATTCCGCGTATCAACACCGGCGGTATCCCGTCGTTCGACGTTGGCGGTTACACCGGCCCCGGCGGGAAATACCAACCTGCCGGTATCGTGCATGCTGACGAGTTTGTTATCCGTAAAGAGTCACGCGCTCGGTTTGAGCGTGAGAACCCCGGCGTGTTGGATTACCTCAACAAGCATGGTAGGATTCCTGGATTCGCTAATGGCGGGCGTGTATTCGGATACGCGAACGGTGGTAAGGTTGTAGACCCGAATAACCCGTTGGATGTTATCGGTTTAGGTGCTGAGCGCGCCGGTAAGGCTGTGGATGATGCTGTTGATTGGGGTTTTGACCGCGTCAAGGACGCGATTCTTATTCCTGTGGATGCGGCGGCGAACCTCGCTAAGGACAAGTTCAAAGGTAATGAATTTGTTGTTGGCGCGGTTGGCCTAGCCCAAAAAGCAGCGCACGACGTGGCGGATTTCGCTAAGGAAAAGATAAAGAGTTTCGTACCTAAGTTTGAACCCGGCGCGGGCGCTGAACAATGGCGCGGGACCGTTGAACAAGCGTTAGGTATCGCGGGGCTACCCGTAACACCTGATTACATCAACGCTTGGCTGTCTCAGATTCAGTCTGAGTCAGGTGGTAACCCCGGCGTGACTCAGAACGGCTATGTTGATATAAACACGATTACGGGCGATTTGGCGCAGGGTCTCGTTCAGGTTATTGGCTCTACATTCGCGGCTTACCGCGACCCGTCGTTGCCGAATGACCGTAGGCACCCGCTCGCTAACCTCGTTGCGGGTATGCGCTATGCTACCGCACGCTATGGGCGTGGTGGACAGCTAGGGGTTATCGGACACGGTCACGGCTACGCAGACGGCGGTAGGGTTACCCCGGCGCTCTACGATAAGGGCGGCGTTATCCGGCGCGGTGTGCAGGTCATAGACCACCAGCGAAAAGACCCGGATTATGTTCTCACCTCTCAGCAGTGGGAGAACATGTACAAAATCGCGGAAAACTCAAGTAAACAGGTAAACAGCGGCATCACCATAGGCACCGTTCAAGGCTACACAGCTGAGGAAGTGGCCCGTGAGATTGAGCGCCGCCGTAGGCAAGAAGAGGCACTAGTATATGGCTAATAAAGCACCGGTGGTTCGACTCATTGACCCTACCGGTTCAGAAGAACCGGTTTACCTGCTATCGACAGGCCGAAGCGCTTTCACACTCTTAGAGGGTGTGGAAGGTTTCGGCCTACCAGAGTTTGAGTACAAACTAGCCGATAGCCCTAACGGTGTCGGATCGGTTATGCAGGGGCAACGCGTGAAAGAGCGTGAAATTTATCTGCCCCTGCATATCCAGGGCGATAACCAAGAAGAGGTTATGCGGCGCTGGGGTAGGTTGCAGCGTATCACCAGCCCCGGCATGGGTGGTTGTATTTTGGAGATTACACCAGAGAACCGCGCGCCGCGTACTACCCCTGTCCTTTATAAGGAAGGGTTGCAGGGCAATTTTGGGTCTACGTACCGTAAGTTCTGGTACACAATAGGTTTGAAGTTACTCGCTTTGAACCCGTATTGGTCTGGTAAAACTCAGACGCTTGTGTGGCGGACTCAGACTAACTCAAAGCCGTTTATTAGCGGCGGTGCACAGGTGAAGACACATAAGTTCTTTCCGGTTATCTTGGATGCTTCCGCCGTGGCAACGGGTAAGCGTATTCAGATCAATTCCGACCGTCCGGTTTACCCTACGTGGTCTATGACCGGGCCTATTACGGATTTGAAGATTCAAGATGCATCGAGTAGGCAGTTAGGTTTTTCGGGGCAGATCGCGCCGGGCGACACTTTGACTATTGACACTAGCACTTATGGCTTGTCGTATGTTCGCGGTGGTGCTATCCAAGCGGCGGATGATTCGCTCTATTCCCGGCTTGGTGATAATTCAGAGATGTTCACTCTCCCGCCGGGTGAGTCTGCTATCCGTGTCACCGGCGCGGGTATGACCGCTCAATCACGTATCGAGTTGTCGTACACACCGCTGTACCTATCCGGTTATGAGGGGGCGTAATGCTTACTACGAATTTACGTGACCCCAACAAGAACGTGTCTCGGTTGATCCGGTTCACGAAGTTATCGGCTGTGTTTCGGCTCAACACGCCGACCACGTTCACAGGTACGTTAGACCCTTCTTCTACACCGTTTTTTGACCGTATCGCCCCCGGCTGGGGTGTGATAGCCCGTGATGAAGGGGTGCAGTTTGGCGGCGACATTACGAAGATTCACCGCAGGAACGATAAGGGCATTCCCACCTGGGAGCTATCCGGTGTGGGCGATTTGCAGGTTCTCGCAGACCGGCTAACCTACCCTAACCCAGCTAAGCGAGAGAATGAGCAAGATGTATCGCATTACCGCGATAAGGGTCAAGCCGGGTTAGTCCTATATAAGCTCATTGAGCTAAACGCCGGTTCGCGGGCGCTACCTGAACGGCGCTCGCCCGGCATGGAAACTAAATTTATCGACGCGGGCGGTGAAGTTTCCGTAGAGACGCGCCTAAAGTCTTTACTTGAGACGTGCCAGACTCTAGCGGCGGCGGGCAATATGGTTATCGAAGCCTACCCGCAACCGAAAGGTTATCTTATCGTTGTGCGCCCGCCTACCGTTCGCGCTAAGTCGGTTGTGCTCACTCAGCAGGGCGGCGAGGTTCTAGGGTGGGAGCTTACTAACAGCGCCCCTACAGCTACTACTGTCGTTGTTGGCGGGCAAGGTGAAGGCGCGTCTCGAACCCTTGAGACGCGAACACGCCCTAACGTTTGGGGTAGGCGCATTGAGGTCTTCAAAGACCGGCGAGATACGGACGAAGCAGCAGACTTAGAAAAAGCCGCGAACGAAGAGCTAGACAAGGGCGAAGCTGAGCAGACGATAAAGCTAGAGTTTCGAGAAACCGAACGTCTCAAATTCGGTGTGAATTTCCAAATCGGCGATACGGTTACCGCCGTGTTAGCGCCCGGTCTGCAAGCGACCCTACCCGTTACCCAAGCAAAAGTTGAATGGGATGGGTACCAAAACCGCTCAGTGTCGCTAACTCTCGGATCAGTAGACGATAACTTGCGCGATGTGCGAATGCGCAAGCTCTTCAACGACATTTCGCACATCTCAACGATTTAGGAGACAAAGCTATGGCAGGTGAAGCACAGGGGCTCATCCCCGCGGGTGCGGGGAACATGACCCTACCACAGCACAGCATGAGCGGTATATGGGCTCATCCCCGCGGGTGCGGGGAACATAGGGTAAGATACATTCCGCTGCTACCGCTGCAGGGCTCATCCCCGCGGGTGCGGGGAACATCGACCGCCTACCGTTCGCGCTAAATCGGTTGTGGGCTCATCCCCGCGGGTGCGGGGAACATTCCTTGCGCATCTGCTGATAGGCGCGCCGGGCGGGCTCATCCCCGCGGGTGCGGGGAACATGTAGAGGTTGGCGACGTTCACAGTATCGGCACGGGCTCATCCCCGCGGGTGCGGGGAACATAGAATTTGAACTTGTCGATGTTGGGCAGCTCGGGGCTCATCCCCGCGGGTGCGGGGAACATAAGCAGTGGCAAATGAACTAGAATACGTGGAGGTTCCAGACGGTGAAGAAGCAGACCTCCCATTCGACCCGGCTTCTATCTGAAGTTGCTAGGCACCTATGCGTACCTGAAGGCATAGTATCGACGGCATGGCCAATGATCGCTAAGCAGCTTGTCAGGATGCGGTACCCGCTCGACGCATGGCAGATCGGCATAGGTAAGCTGATCTTCGCAAAGCGTGAGAACGGCATGTACGCCTGTGGCATCGGCGGCGCTGTAGTCTCCATCCCTAGACAGGTGGGAAAGACTCACATGATCGCCGGGTTTATTCTCGCGCTCTGTGCAGCCAAGCCAAACACGCTAGTGCTATGGAGCGCTCACCGCTCAAGGACGCATAATGAGACCTTTTCGGCGATGCAGGGCATCGTGAACAGGCAGGATATTAAACCATTCATTGCCCATATCCGCCGTGGTGCAGGCCAGGAAGCTATCGAGTTTAGAAACGGCTCGCGTGTCCTATTCGGCGCTCGTGAAAACGGCTTTGGCCGTGGTTTTCCTGAAGTAGACGTTATCGTCATGGACGAGGCCCAAATTCTGACTGAGAAAGCAATGGATGATATGGTGCCTGCAACCAACGCAGCACCAAACGGCCTTGTAATCATGATGGGTACACCGCCGCGCCCGGTAGACCCCGGCGAAGTCTTCACACAGCGCCGCGAAGACGCACTCAAAGGCGATAAAGACACTCTCTATATCGAATGCTCCGCCGATCCAGGCGCGAGACTCGACGATAAGAAGCAATGGGAAAAAGCTAACCCATCGTACCCGGCCCGCGTCTCAACAACAGCATTCGAACGCATGAAAAAGCTCTTAGGCTCTGAAGACTCATTCCGCCGCGAAGGCTTAGGTATCTGGGATGAAAAGGCGCTTGCTAACAAGGCATTCCAACCTGAAGCATGGAACAGGCTAGAAGGCGAACTACCAGAGTCAGGCCGCGATGTATACGGCGTGCGATTCTCACCCGATGGGCTAGAGGTTGCGCTCGCTGTTGCCCGCCGCCCTGAAGAAGGCCCGATCTTCATTGAGGGCATCCGTTCAGAGCCGCTATCTAGTGGCACAACATGGCTCGTGGATTTCCTCGTAGAGCGTGCAGACCGCGCCGCGCAAATCGTGATCGACGGAAAAGCAGGCGTGGGTTATCTCGTGAACGCCTTGAGGGAAAACGGTGTACGGTCAAAGACTCTGATATGGCAGCCATCGCTAGAACAGGTCATCGCAGCACACGCAATGTTTGATCAGGCTGTGATTAGTGAGACCGTCTCCCACAGTGCACAACCAGAGCTAACGCAACAGGCACTATCGGCGCATCGCCGAAAGATCGGCTCTCGCGGCGGCTTCGGATGGCAAGCCCCTGAAGGCGGCTCTGTGTCCCTATTTGAAGCCGCAACGCTCGCGTTTTGGGGCGCGAAAATGACTAGACGAAAAGGAAAAAGGAAGCAGGTAATCAGCGTATGATCACGCAAGGTGTACCCGCCGGGTTTACTCAGCACGCAGAGCAAACGCTATCTGCATCCGAAATTGAACTCGTTCAAAAAATGATGCAGCGCCTAGACAAGAAACGCGCTCGCAACATTATTAGGCAGCAATACTACGATCAGAAGATCGGGCTGAAGGACTTAGGCATCTCAACGCCGCCCGCGCTGAAGAATATCAACAGCGTATTGGGCTGGCCAGCGAAAACCGTCGATGTTCTCGCAGACCGCATCAAATTTGAGAGGTTCGTTGCCGCCGGTGAAGATGAAGACCCGCACGGGCTAAACACCATCGTCGCCGATAACGACTTCAGAGAGACATTCGCACAAACCGCCGCCTCTGCTCTCACTCATTCTTGTGCATTCATCACGATCACGCAGGGAGATAAGAGCAAGGGAGAGCCTGAAATCCTGCTGTTGCCGAAATCGGCGCATTGGGCAACAGGAATATGGGATAAACGCACCCGCAACCTCAAAGCCGGGTTGTCTATCACCAAAGCTGACACATCGAACAGCGGCGATATAACACCGCGTGAAGTCACCGTGTACCTCCCTGATAAGACAGTCATCATGCAGGCCATAGCAGGCGGCGGCTGGGAGATTGAAACCATCCCAAACCCTACAGGCCGCCCGCTCATTGTTCCTGTCGTATCCGGTGCAGACCTTCGCAAACCCTTTGGGCGCTCGCGTATCTCTCGCGCCGTGATGGCTCTAACTGATTCGGCGATTCGTACCGTTGTGCGATCCGAAATCAGCGCCGAATTTTACGCAAGCCCTCAACGCTACCTGCTCGGTGCAGATGAAGACGCACTGACCGGCTCCAAATGGTCAGCTGTCATGTCTAAGATGCTGACCATCTCACGAGATGAAGACGGCCAGGTGCCACAGGTAGGGCAGTTCTCACAAATGAGTATGCAGCCGCATACTGATCAGTTGCGGCAATGGGCATCCCTGCTGGCCGCTGAGTCGCAAATCCCGATTGATGAACTGGGATTCCCTTCAGATAACCCGGCCTCCGATTCAGCGATTCAATCTCAGCGAGACCCGCTCCGATTGGCAGCAGATCGAACCATTCGAGGCTTCAAATCAGCACTGAACCGTATAGGTGTAACAGCCGTGATGCTTCGAGAGGGCATCAGCGACCCGTCTAAGATCGAGGGGCTAACAAAGATAGAAGCCTGGTTCGCTCCCACCGTGCATGTCTCAGATGCAGCCGCAGCCGATGCAGTGCTGAAGCAAGTCCAGGTCATGCCGTGGCTCGCACAATCACCGGTCATCCTAGAAAAGCTAGGCTATGACGATTCGGCGATTCAACGACTCATTGCAGACAAGCGCCGCGCTGAAGGTTCATCAATCCTAGAAGCGCTCGCTGCCACTGCACAGCAGCAGAAGCCTAAGGAGGCGACTACTGAAGTGGATAACAGCTTTTCAGGTGAAGAGAAGCCCGCAGTCGATGCGGGTGTGAAACCTGAAGAATAGAGTTTGATAGGAGGTTGGGCATGGCGTCTCGACAAGATGAAATCCGATCGGAACTAGATAAGCTCGTCGCATCGCTCAACCTTCTATCAGAAAAAGCTCAAGATGAAGTACTGGCCGGGATGCTCAAAATCCCGCCCGGTACTCCCATCAACGTAACCCGCGATGAACTGATCAAACACCTTGAGAAGACGCTAGGCAAATATCGCGGCGGCGCTGCAAGCCTAACCGCAGATTGGTACGAGACCCTACGCCGCGCCGTGATTGATGAAGACTTCAACGCAACCCTAGCCGATGATATGCCATCTGAAGAAATCGACGCTAAAGTCAGGTGGCTAATGGCACGCCTGAACGACAACCCCGATGCGCTCGACAGTCTCACCGGCGATCTCAGCAGCTTCATTGATCGCGTAGTCAAGGCAGGTTCACGCGAGACCATTATCAAGAGTGTCAAAAACGACCCCTCGAAGCCACGCTTTGCACGAGTGCCAGCAGGAAATGAAACCTGCCCATTCTGTCGCATGCTCGCATCCCGTGGATTCGTGTACACCTCTGAGAAAGCCGCCGCAGGTATCAAACGCGGCTACCACGGCCATTGCGACTGTGTGATCGTGCCTGCATGGGGCAAACCACCCAAAATTAGAGGCTACAAACCAGACAAAGACTATAAACGGTACGAGGCTGCACGAGACGCACTAGAGAAAGAGCTAGGCTACTCAATCGGTCTGAAGCCCGTCGATATTGTCGCAAAGATGCGGGAACTATACCCCGATATATACCCGCGAACCAACTAGACTTACCCGAAACAGGCGGGGGTAAACGCCTGGCAATTACGTACCTAATTAGGTACGGCGCATTTAGGAGCAAACCATCATGGCAGAAACCACAGAACAGGCAGAAGCAGTAAAAGACGAAACCGCCGCGCCTGAACCTGAAGCAGAGAAAGCAGAAGCCACAGAAGCAGAAGGCTTTCACCCGATCACCTCGCAGGAACAGCTAGACCGCATCATCGCAAAACGGCTAGAACGCACACGGAATAAGTTCGCTGACTACGACGAACTGAAATCCCGCGCCGCCGCCGCCGATGAACTGAAAACCCGCGCAGAGCAGGCAGAAGAAAAACTAGCTGGACTCGAAAAAGCAAACCAGGTACAGCAATGGCGAACCGCAGCCGCAAAAGAGTACGGCGTACCCGCTGAAGCCCTTCGAGGTGCAGATGAAAAAGAGCTGAAAGAACACGCAAAACAGCTCGCAGAACTTCTCACCCCGGCTACCCCTGTCAAGAAAACGATCATCCCTTCAGAGGGTGAACTGAATATGCCACTAAACGGCGACCCGCTATTAGACAAACTCAAAGCAGCGCTAGGCGCTCGCTAAACCAAGGAGTAAAAGACTATGACTGTAGAGAACGCTGTACGTTCTTCCGATTTTTCCGGTTTTATCCAGCCTGACATTGCACAGGCATACTTCGAAGAGGCTAAGCGCGCCTCCGTCGTGCAGCAGCTCGCACGACAGGTACCGCTTTCCGCTAACGGCGCGGCTGTCCCCGTGGTTACCTCCAAGCCTCGCGCCGGGTGGGTAGCAGAAGGCGCGGCTAAGCCCGTCTCCGATGAAAAGATGGCTCTGAAGACCATCAAGCCGCAGAAGCTCGCGGTCATCATCCCTGTCTCTGCTGAAGTTGTCCGTGCTAACCCTGGAAACTTCATGAACCTTATCCGCGAAGACATCGGCGAAGCCTTCGCAAAGGCATTCGACGCGGCGGCCCTGCACGGTACCTCTTCGCCCTTTGGTGCAGAGCAGAACCTCGCAGCCACCACTAAGGCCGTGAAGCTCGGTACCGCAAAGCAGCCGCAGGGCGGCCTTTTCGGCGATATAAACAGCGGCCTCGACCTGCTGGCAAAGGCCCGCAAGAAGCTAAACGGCTTCGTCTTCGACGATATTGTCGAACCGATGATGAACACCGCAATGGATACCACCGGGCGACCTATCTTCATCTCTGCTCCCACCAATGGCACCGCAGAGCCGGTACGCTCTGGAACCCTGCTAGGGCGAAACGCTCTCTTCGCTGAAGAGGTTGCCACGTCCACTGAGACCGGCGCAACCGTCGGATTCGGCGGCGACTTCACAAAGGTTGTTTGGGGTACCGTCGGCGGAATCACCTTCGACGTATCCACAGAGGCCGCAGTAACCATCGGCGGAAAACTCGTTTCCCTCTTCGAGAACAACCTCGTAGCAGTACGTGCAGAGGCCGAATACGGCCTGCTTGTCGCCGATAAGGACGCATTCGTCAAGTACACCATCTAGACCAAAGGCCAGAGAGCATGACAAACACATTTCCAGTAGTCACAGCTGAAGATTTGCGCGCTCGCTGGCCTGATATGCCGCCCGGCTCGGATGAACACGCCAATCAGCTGTTATCAGATGCAGGCGTGCTTATCCGGGCATCGGCCCCGCGCTGGGATAAGCTCGAACGCCAGGTAATCATCATGGTATCTTGCGCCATTGTGAAACGCTCGATCATCGCATCTGTGTTTCCCGATGGCGCATCATCTATCACGCAAACCGCCGGGCCGTTCAACCAGCAGGTGAGTTTTTCCAACCCAAACGGGGCGCTCTACCTAACCAAGGCAGAGAAGAAGCTATTAGGTGTGGGTGCACAGAAGGCATTCGCCTATGACCTCATGGATGGGAGTATTCGCTAATGCTGATCATGCGCCCGCAAAAGCAGGTCATGCACTACCGCAAGGCAGAAGGGGCACAAGATGAATGGGGTAAGAAGCGTAAGACGTTCGCCCCGCCCGTCTCAACACCCGTATATGCTTGGGCACCTCCCACGCCAGATGTAGAGATTCGAGACCTCAGCACGGGCGTAAAGCGAGACCTCGACCTTTACGCACCAGAGGCGTTTTGTAGCCCCGGCGACAAGATTGTAATTACAGGTCTTGAATATGTTGTTATCGGATGGCCTGAAGACTACACGAATGGCCCCTTTGGCTTCACCGGCGGCTACCGTATCAACCTCAAGAGGGTAGAAGGGTAGAACGACATGGCGAAAACGAAGGTAGTACTCAATCTACCCGGATTCTACGCGCTCCGTACATCACCGGGTATGCAGCAGCTTCTAGCCCTAGAGGCAAACAAGGTTCGCTCTCGTGCAGGGGATAACTTCTCGACTTCAGTCAGGGCAGGCGGCAAAACCGCAACAGCCCATGTCTACGCTAACGGCGCGGCTGGGATGCGAGAAGAACGCAAACACGGAACACTTTCCAAGGCCGTTGCAGGATGGGGTAAATAATGGGAAACCTGATCGTATATGACGATATACACGCTGTACTGAAACGGTATCTGGAACACAACCTTAGTATTCCCGTGCATATCGCCCGTGTACCAAACCCGCGCCCCCAAAAGTTCATTCTGATAACCCCATCCGGTGGCAGCACACAATCAGTCATCCACGCAACGAAAAACTTCATTCTCGATGTGTGGGTAGAAGATGATGAACGCGAAGCATACCGCCTCGCAGAACTTGCGCAAGCATACCTTACCGCCCTCCAAGGGGTACATTACGGATTCACCATCTATCGCACCGCCCCGATTGGCGGCATCGTATGGCTACCCGATGCAGAAGCAGACATTCCACGATTCCGCCAAAACTGGGGAATCAGCATCAGAGGCCAACAAATCACAGACGAAACCGCGAAGCGCTCGCTAGAGACTTCGCTCTAAGGAGTAAGAGAATATGGCAAACCAGGCTTCAAATGTTCGCGTCGCCGTATCCGGTGCCTTCTATAAAGCGCCTTTGGCTACGGCTCTGCCTACTAGCGCCGCTGCAACGCCGCCGCTGAACAGCGCATTCGTTGATCTCGGATACATTTCAGAGGATGGCGTAACGCAGACCATCGACGCTGACACTAGCGACATTAAGGCGTGGCAGAACGGCGACATTGTTCGCACGATCCAGACCTCGCATAAGGTCAGCTACCAAATGACCATGATCGAGACTAAGAAGGAAGTTCTCGAACTGTTTTACAGCGATCCTGACGCGACCGCGACCGCAGTCAAGATCACGGGTAAGCAGGCAAAGCACGAGACTTATGTTCTTGACGTTCTCGATGGTGACAAGACTGTCCGCCTTGTTATCCCCGATGGTCAGGTTGTAGAGCGCGGCGAAGTCACCTTCAAGAATGAAGAGGCTATCGGCTACCAGGTAACCATTGTTGCCTACCCTGACTCGAAGGGTGTCAAGGTCTATCAATACATGGCCTAACCACCTCATGTTTTTCTGCCCCGGCGTTTTGGGTCTTCTTCGCCGGGGCAGAACCACACCATAGGAAGACCCAAAACATAAAGGAGACCTGACATGTCAAAGAAAAAGAACCGTAAGCCAAATAACCGCCCCGCCGCTGTCACCCGTCCTAATGAGTACGGCATCGTGAAGCCGCAGGATTACCGCCCTAAGAGATCTGATAGCACTATCGCAGAAGTGTACCTTCGCGGCAAGACCTGGACGGTAGATACAGACACGCTCGACGATGCAGACCTCATGGAGGAAATCGTGGGTTTGCAGGATGGCAACCCCCGCGCCGTCTTCACCGTGACTAAAGCGATTCTAGGTGAAGAGCAGGTGAAGGAGCTGAAGGAAGTCCTTCGAGATGAAACCGGAAAGGTACCCTTCAGCGCGTACAGTGAGTTTTTCCTCGACCTCATGGAAGAACTGAACCCAAACTCTTAAAGCTCGCGGTCATACTTCGCAAACACCGCGAGCTTCTACAAATTGACTGCATCCGTTTCTACGGCGCAACCGTAGAAACCCTCGCACAGGAATACGGCCTCTGCATCGCCGCCGCCATTGCGGCAAACCCACCCAAAGGCGGGGCGCTGGCAGAGGCCCTATCCGGTGGGTGGGATATGAACGCCCACCTTCTAGCAGCAGCTATTGATCAGCTTGTCACCGCGAACTGGCAACGGTCAGAAGACGGGCAGAAGGGCCGCCGTAAACCTAAGCCCATACCACGGCCAGGGATACAGGATGAATCCACCGCAAAGCTCGGTGGCAACAAAACTATGTCTCTCACAGAAGCCGAAATATGGCTCAAGAAGCGCATGGGTGCAGAACCAGAAAACACACGATAAAAGAATTGCCCGCCCCAAAGGAAGAAGGTAAAGCATGGCAGGAGGAATAGAGCTTGCAAAGGCATATGTCACTGTTTTAGCGTCCACCAAAGGGGCGGGCGCTCAAATTGTCTCTGAGTTTGCAAACGCAGGCGATAGGGCAGGATCAAGCGCGGGCAGCCGCGCAACCTCCGCATTCGGGAAAATATTCGGTGGCACCATCCCCGGCCTAGTCGCAAAAGCATTCGCTGGCATCTCCATAGGTGGCACACTAGGAGCCGCCTTCACCAAAGGCTTCAACCGCCTAAAAGCAATCGACATGGCGCAAGCCAAACTACGCGGCTTAGGTAACGACGCGCAATCAGTCGAACTGATCATGCAAAACGCATCCGCCGCTGTGAAAGGAACCGCATTCGGACTCGACGCGGCAGCAACCGCCGCAGCAGGTGCAGTCGCCGCAGGCATCCAACCCGGCGAACGCCTCGAAGCAGTCCTAAAATCAGTATCCAACTCAGCAGCCGCTTCAGGCTCTAGCATGGAAGAAATGGGAGCCATATACGCAAAAGTGGCATCTCTCGGTAAAGCCCAAAACGACGTGCTGCAACAAGTCGCTGATCGCGGTATCCCAATCTATCAGGCGCTCGCTGATCAATTCGGTGTAACCTCCGATGAAGTCTTCAAGATGGCTTCTAAGGGTGAGATTAGCTTTGAGCAGTTCGAAGCGGCCATGACTAAAGCATCCGGTACGGTTGCAGACGAAATGGGCAAAACCTTACCCGGCGCATTCGCTAACGCACACGCCGCGATGGGCCGTTTCGGCGCTAACGTCCTACAGGGCATTTACCCGCAGCTTACGAAATTCTTCCTGGCCTTCCAGGATTGGATGAAACCAGTAGAGGCATTCGGCAAAGTCGTTGGTACACAGCTAGGCGGCGCGCTCGAAAGCCTCGTTTCTCTTGCAGGAAACGCCGCCCGCGCTATCGGCCCCGCCGTCAAAGCAGGATTCGATACCGCCGTGCAGGCAGCAACAGCATTCCGTGAAGCATTCGTGAACGCGATACCCCCGTGGGTAGGAACCGCATTCGCAGTCACAGCAGGACTTATCAAGGAAGAGCTAACACGGCTCGGCGGCGCATTCTCAGGGCATGGCACAAGCATTATCGACGCTGCCCGCAAAATCGGCGAAGTACTCGGATCAAACCTGCCCGTCGTACTGCACTCATTCGCAGGCATCGGCCTAAACCTGATTCGAGTCATCGGCGCATTAGCAACAGCATTCCTACCCCTCGTAGATTCCATTCTAAACCTCAGCGGCTCCGTAGGCGGTTCAGGCCTAGAAGCCGCATTCAGTGCACTAATCACCATCCTTGAAGGCGTATCAACCGCCCTTTTCCAACTCTCCCAGCTCATGAACGCACACCAGGGAGCGGTAACAGCACTGATCGCAACCGTAGGCGGCATAGCCATAGCCTACAAGAGCGTGGCAACAGGAATCAGCATCGGAAAAACCGCCCTCGACGGATGGAAAACAGCAACAGACGCGGTAACAGGAACCGTAGGCGCGGTAAAGAACCTCGCTGAAGGATGGAAGCTCATGGCAGGCGGTGCAGGCACCGCAGCAGAAATCGCAGAGCTAGGCAAATCAGCACAAGCAGGCTCTATCGCCTTCCAAGCCTACGACCTAGCCGCCCGCGCCGCAGCAGCAGGCGTAACCATCTTCAAAGCCGCAACATCCGCAACAGGCACCGCAATAGGCGCACTCACCGCAGCAATCAGAGCGAACCCCTTCACCTTCATACTCGCAGGGATCGCCGCAGCCGCCGCAGCCCTAGCAGCCTTCTTCACCCAAACAGAAGCAGGCCGCCAAATATGGGCAAACCTCATGGCAGCAATACAACCAGTACTGCAAGCCATAGGAACCGCGCTCGCTGCATTCGGAAACGACCTGATAACAACGCTGCAACCAGCCATTGCACAGATCGGCCCAGCGATTGAATCTCTAGGGAACGCATTCTCAAGACTGTTGCAGGGCATCGCCCCCGTGGTGCCTGCCATCATGGAACCACTCTCGCGGCTAGGTAATGCCGTAGGCACATTACTTGTGAACTCATTCAACGCAGTTCTGCCCGTGATACAGCGAGTATTCGAGGTGCTGCAAGCAACCTTTGCTAACCTCGGGCCAGTGTTCACGCAATTCTTCGAGAACATCTCTACGCAGTTCATGGCGCTACTGCCTATAATTCAACAGCTCATACCCATGTTTGTTGAATTTGGCGCAAACATAATAACCGCCTTCGCCCCTGTTGTTGAACAAATCATAGGGCAGCTACTACCAGCATTCATAGAGTTAGGCGGCGCGCTTCTCACACTGATACCACAGTTCGCAGAAGCATTCGTTCAAATCGGTACCGCGCTCGCACCAATTCTTCCTATGATTGGGCAGCTTGCAGGCGTGCTTTTAGATTTGGCTTCGAATGTCCTTACGGCTCTCATGCCGCTATTCACGCAGCTTGTGGGAGTTATCGCAGGCATTGCGGTAGCGATTGTTCCTCTTGTCGCTCTCGTGATTTCAACATTCATTCCGATGTTCCTGTCGATTATCGAAGCGATTCTGCCCCTCGTGCAGACCATTCTAGAAATTCTAATACCTACCATCCAGGCGATCTTGAATATTGTCACGGTTGTCTTCCAGGCAATTGTGCCTATCATCCAAGGCGCGCTAACAATCGTCCAGGGCATCATTCAGGTTATAACCGGCGTGATCAAGGGCGACTGGCAGATGGTATGGGAAGGCATCAAGAACATTCTTAAGGGCGTTTGGGATGTAATTAAAGGCGTTGTAGAAGGCGCAATCAACATCGTCAAGGCAATTATCGAGAACGTTCTCAACCTGATCAAAGCGATCTGGGAGGCCGTCTGGAACGGCATTAAGAGCATCTTTGAGGGAATCTGGAACGGAATTAAGAGCGGCGTTGAAAACGGCGTAAATTCCGTGAAGAACTTCTTCCAACAGCTAGGCACAGACATCATAAATATTCTGACTAGCCTACCTGGAAGGGTTACACAGATCGGCCAGGACATCATCAACGGTCTTGTGAACGGTATCAAGGGAGCCACAGGCGCGGTCATGGATGCTGTGAAGAACATCGCCTCTGGCCTGCCTGATTGGGTCAAAGGCCCGCTAGGCATTCATTCCCCGTCTCGTGTCATGCGCGATCAGGTGGGTAAGTGGATTCCCGCCGGTCTGGCAGAAGGCATTAGCAAGAACGCGAACATGGTTGTTGATTCAGTCCATGACTTGACCGGCGCGATTGTTGATGCTGCCCAAGACGGCATTAGCGAGCTGGCAGACGTATTCGTCCTTGACGAAATCGACGGGCGTGTGAACCTATCCGGTGCACACGGAAACATCAAACCGCTTTCGGCATCGAGTAGCTTCTCTGCACGCCCCGGCGTTGGATACGGCCAGAAATCAGGAATCACCGTGAATGTCAAGGGTCATGAAGACATGGACCCTGACCGTTTCGGAAAACGATTCGGCGAAGCATTCGCCCATCAAATGGAAGGCATCTTAGTGTAATGCGTTATGAAGTCACTCTAGAAGGCGCTCATGGGAACCTCATTATGAGCACCTATGAAGCGCCTTCAGAGGACGGCGAATTTTGGGTAACAGACATAGAGGGATGGTACGGCGGCGTAGGGGTAGAAAACTCCGATGCTCAACGCAAAATTGGGCATGGCTTCCTATCTGCACCCGCACGCCGTTCCGCTCGAACAATCACCCTCAAAGGCGTACTAAACATGCCAGGTATGGAAGCCCGCGAAATCGCCGCCCGCTTCATCTCAGGTCTAGTCTGGGATGGCGGGCTAGGCTCTCTCACCGTGGCAACAGACAACGGCTTAGTGCTAACCGCCCGTGTTCGCCTCGACGGCGCGCCGAAAACAACCCTGCTCGGTGATTCCGCCGTCGAGTTTGAGGTTCCACTCGTAGCCCCCGATCCGTTCCTCAAATCCCCGCCTCGCATCTATCAGCTATTCCCCGCAGATACAGGCACCGGGCTAAGATTCCCGCTCTTCGCACCCGCCCCTTCAGGTGTTTTATCCTACGGCGAAAAACCACCACAGGCAGGCACCATACAACATAAGGGAAACGCAGACGCAAACCCCATATATGTTGTGCAAGGCGATTGGGCCAGCGGCTTCAGAATCACCGCAGGCGACCGCATCATCGAATACCCCTACGCTATCGAAGCCGCAAACCCCGCAACCATAGATTGCGGAAAAGGAACAATCATCATCGGCGGATCAGACCAAACAGCAGAACTCACCCGCCGCCAATGGCACACCGCGCCCGCAAACTCACCCTTCACTGTGGCAGTGGAAGCGCTCGCGCCGTCGAGCGGGTGGGTTGATGTGAATTTCTCGGATACATACATTTAGGAGACCTCATGGCTACAGGATTCGGTATAGCAAACACTAAGGAGGGTGTGGGTACCACACCTGAAGATATTCAGGCCATTACCGCCGCCGAATATCCAGAGGCGGGCATTATCAACGGCTGCACGGTGGAAGGCACCTCGACGCTTGCGTGGAAGGTGAACGCCGGTGCAGTGGTTGCGCATCTGGCCAAAGGCCGCGCTGTTCGTATCCCTGTGCAAGAGCAGACCATCAACACGCGACCAACAACGCCGGGCGCGAGCCGTACAGAATACATCTATGTTCAACAGAACCAGCCTGCAACGGACGGCAATAACTCAGCGGTAGTCAAGATTGGCAGCACTGTTCCTCAAGGCGCGGTCATGCTATCGAAACGCGAGATGCGCCCCGGCGTGTCTGCCACCTCTGCTATCCCAGAATCGGGAAACCCGGTGTATTCCCGCCCGGTAGGCGGCTCGCTAGGCATCCTGCACCGCCATTATCACGAAGACGACGCAACACGAGATCAGGGCAGCTTCAAGCGCGGCGCGGGAACATTCTTCGTACCAACAGACCGTAACATCGACATCCGCATTTCATCCACGGTGGCAAACGGCAAGCCCGGCCAGTGGGAGAGCGCAACAACCGCCGATCAGGGTGTTGTGCGATACGACGTGTATTTAGATGATCAGCTGATCTTCTGTCGAGAGCGCGAGTTTAATAATGTGTTCGACACGCGGGATGTTGCCCGCGTCTGGACGGTCAAACCGGGCCTGCACAAAATCCATTACGTTGTCTCCCATATTTGGGGTTTTCGTTATTGGCGTGTTCGCGGTGGTACAGAACGCCGCTACGCAGGCGACCAGTTCACCATCGTAGATATGGGTGTTGCATCCGAATAAATAATTAGAGAGAAGGAGACCCGCCGCTATGAGCTTCAAAATGTATTTTATAAACCTCAGTACCGGTGATATTGGTGCGCCAATCGAACCGGAAAGCGGCGGGTCTTTCACTATCCCCCTCAACGGCATTGAAGAGCTATCCTTCACTGTGCAGAAGAAAGACCTGAAGACAAAATCCTTTGAATGGTACACACCACCACAGGGCGGCGTTTTGCTAACCCATACCGCCGCAGACGGGGCAGAACACCCCATTATCGCCGGGTATGTACAGGATTGGGGAAAAGAAACCCTGCACACTCTCGAACTGAAAGTAAAGGGCATCCGTGAGATATTCGAG